CTAAAAAGCCTTCAAAACTTGCCCTGACACGCATAACTCATCTTCCTTTTCAATTGATGATATTTTTTTGTTTAGCGCGTCTGTGAGACCAGATAAATGATCTGGGCTGAAGTGCATGTACCGCATAGTGGTGGTGATGTCAGCATGCCCCATTACTTTCTGAATATCAAAAACTTTCACACCTGACATCGCCATGTGTGACGCGAACGTATGTCTCAAATCATGAAAGCAGATCGAACTGACATTGGCTCGTTTCTGAGCCGGTCGAAATCTTCGAACTACGAGATGATTATAGTCAAAGGGAAGAACCGGCGCGTCCATTGGCAGTAGCGATCGGGCTTTCAGCAGGCCGAAGACCAGGTCGTTCATTGGAACTCGTCGTATTCTCTTTCCTTTCGTATGTTCATTCAGTCTTTTGGTTTTCAGGCAATAACTCCGCTTCACAATTATCATTCGCCGCTCAAAATCAAGGCAATCGCGTAGGAGCCCCTCCATTTCGCCTCGCCTAAGACCTGTATTCACCGCGACAGCGATTATCGTGTAAAGCTCAGGATCATGGACTTTTGACCTGCTAAGAAAGCGATCCCTTTCATCGAACGTCCAGAAACGATATTCCTGCTCCGGCAGCTTGATTGGCGACACACCGTCAGCAGGATTTACCTTGATCAATTCCCATTGGACTGCAACTTTGAACATCTTATGAGCGAGACCGACAATGATATTGATCGTTTTGGGCTTAAGCCGCTTCTCATTTATCAGTTTACTTTGCAGGCGAGCAATATCCCGCCTCCGAACGGACCCTACCGGAAGATTGGCCCACAATGGCTTGAGGTAGTCTCGAACTATCTGTCGATCATGCACAAGTGCGCCCTCGGTCTTATGCACCGAGCCATAGTCCTTGAACCAGAGATCAGAGTATTCCGAAAAGGTCATCGGGGGCTGATTATCTGGAACGACATCCTGCTTTTTTTCCGGTGAAACAATGAGGGAGGCTTCAAACTTATCTGCGTCGATCTTTCGATCAAAGTTTTTCGCCTTTAGCCTGCCATCAACACGCCAACGAACTTGATAGTTTCCAGCTTTGGTCTTGTGAATACTCATTAGTCATCCTTTCGTAATGAGCCACCCCAAGACTTTCCCCCACCTATAACGGACCTGATGGCGAAGCTTCACCATCGAGTCTGGTGGCAATACGCTTTCATATCGCCATTTTCTTACCGTTTTCACAGCAATGTTGAGCCTTTCAGCCAACTCTTCTGCTGTGAGAAGCTGTTCATTCTCCAGGTTGTCAAAGAGCGGACTTATCTTAGCATTGGGTAAAGTCAGATGGGCAGTGGATTTTTCAGGGATCTTCTGGTGGGTAATGTGGTGCGAACTTGGTCTCAATGAAAACTCCCGAATGGGTTGAGGCTTTGGATATTAGCAGGCAGCATGGAAATTACCGTCATCACCTTCTCGGTTAAAATTGATCATAGTCATTCCATCTGAATCAAACATGGGCATTTGTGCGATGATCGGTCCATAAGACTTGGGTTTGCAGCGATCGGCGAGGTCCTGGATTTCTTCGAGCAGATGCACGAAGCGCTGGTTGTACCGGTCACTTTCATGGAGTCCAAGGATAAAGGCTTTCAGATTTCCAAGCACGAGACTGATACGCTTGTGCTGCATTCGTGAGTGGTTTTCGATCTCGCTCATCTGCTTGATGGTTTTGGCACCGCAAACCCATTCCTGCTCAGAGTAGCCATCAGGAGTAGCTTTGATTTGCATATAACCATACTGATGGTTGTATTCCTTTTTGGGAGCTGCCAAGGTTTTCTGCTCAGGAAGAAGTTTTTTGAGATCCTGAATGATTGCAGCGCGCTGGTTGAATTCATTGATGAAAAGCTCCTGCATCTTCGCTGCCGCTTCGCCAGTGAACCCCATGACCACAGCCCAAAAGCCATCCTGAGTCAGCTCGTACATGCGGAACTTCCGACCTTGCGGATCCAGGTAATCGATCTCAGCAAAATTGCGGTTACCAAATGATTCTGAATAGTTACGGACTCGATTCTTGATTGCCCGGATAATATCGGAGTGGTTCTTGCCAAAATGAGTGGCAAGCTTCAGGGAGTTGGTGACGGGAGTTTCGGCTTTCACATAGACGAGTTCTTCGGTCACTGGCACAAGGCTTTGCATTTCGTTTTCCTGAGTGTGTTGATTGAACATGTGAATTTCCTTAAGCAACAGTCATAAGACAGGCTGTGTTGGGGTCGCGGCTGACAAGCAGCGGGGCGCTTTGAATCATGATGTAGGTATGGCAGGGATCTTCGGTTTCCCAGGATTTAAGAAAATAGTCCATCGCCTTCATGTTGGCCTTCTTGTCACGAATCTTTCCATAGTAGCGGGCGCCACTTACGGATTTCGCGGTAAGAAGTGCTTCACCTGGCTCGAAGAATCTCTTCTCGGTGGTTCCATCCAGGTATGTGCCGTAGTGAACGAAAACCTCAAAGTCGCCGAAGCGACCTTTGTAGTGAACGGCGTCGGCTTGCTGAGTGGGAGTCATAACAAGGGTGATATCAACGCCGCGGCGCAGATCACCGGCAGCGGCGACTTCCTTGTTTCGACGGAAAAGCTCCCAGGCTTTGGACCCCATATGGAGATCGACCGCCTGGTTCTTATTCATCGAAAGATCAGACACCTTGCGACTGCATGTTTCGAGGAAGTCGGTCATGGGGAATTCAGGATCATCCCATCCTTTTTTGAACCCAGCTTTGATGGCAGCCTGATCGATGGTCAATGATTTGTCGCGACCAAAGTCGACATACTCCTGGAATCCTTCGCCGATGACAGTGAGGCCACCTTTTTTGATGATTTCGTGAGCCATGACCTCTTCGCGATTTGTGAGTCGATCCTTCAAGCGGTTCACATCATTCATCACGTGAAGTCGCATGCGTTGCTCGGCCGTCAGCTCGCCGCCAATGGCTTCGCCGGGCATGCGTTTGATAGGCAGCTCAGGGTCATGGATGACCTTTTCCTTGACGTAGGCGGGGCGGATAAACTTGGTCCGGTATCCGCGGTGCTTCATGATCTTGCCTTCATGGAGGGGATGTACGAAGGGCGTGATCCCCTCGCTCAGGTCCTCCACATCATAGAGAATCACGTCTTCATCACGGGTCCAAACCTCGGTGAAGTATCGGTTGAGAAAGTAGCGCGGCTGGTCAACAATTCTTTGAGCCAGGCGCATCAGATGTTCAGTCGAGTAGATCGATCGATTCAAATTTCAGTCCTCAATAAAAATTGACCGTGTTTCCAGGTCGTATTTGATGTCGCCAAAGTTATGGCTTTCGTGAAGGGTCAACCCCTGCTTTAGAAATGATCCGGTTCGGTAAGCGACTGTCACCTGATCCTTGTCCGCGGCATCGACGGTCTCTCCGAGAATCCTCAGAGGGATTTCACTGCCGTCAGAAATTGCTGCCGCTTGGTCGTCAGTCTTTCGGGAAAGGACAAACTTACCGGATGCTTTGATCCGGCCAAGCACCGAGCCCCTCTTCAGGTTCTGTCCCTTGGCGAGCGTGATAGCTTCGGTTTTTAGGGGAAAATCTCCCGCGATAAGATCATGGGGGTTATAGCTGTCCAAATCCCCAAACATGGGTCCACCGTACATTGCATTACCTCGTCTTGATTCCGTGAGCAGCTGCCAGGCGCAGATCTGCATCGAGTTCATCTTCTGGACTCGGGTTCGTAGTCCCCGAACTGAGTCCCTTGATTTTTTCTTCGGCTGCAGCAAATCCTGAAACCAAGGATGTCCTGGTTTTTCCGATATCCTGCAGAATGGTGATAGCTGCGCTCTCCACCGATGCCCCATCTGCAATCAATTGCTGGATAAGGCCAGGGTTGATCCCTGCACTGCTTAGGCGATAAATTCCGGCAACTCTTTGCCGTTCCTCCTGTCGTCCTGATTCCCGTCCGGCCACCTCAAATTGTGCGGCAATCTCAGGGTGATGTTTAGTGATGAAATCCACAGTGATCGTTTCGTTTTCGTTCAGTGATTTCTCCTCCGATTGAATGGTCATGAGTAAATCCTCAAGATTGGAAATGGAATCGATCAGTCCTCGCCTTTGGGCTTCATGGCCGACAAAGACAGAGCCCTGACCGTATTGTTCGAGTACCTTCTCGCGGGTAATTCCACGATAGAGTGCAACCTTGCCGACAAAAATTTCGGCAAGTGCATCGACGACGCTTTGAACTTCCTTCGCTCCCTCCTCAGTGGCTGGGTCGGGGTTTTTGTTGGGTGATTGGCTGGAGACAAATTTGAGCTGACCGTCCTGCGCACTTGGCTGGACGACTGATTGCACTCCGATACTGCCGACAATGGCGGAATCCGAGGCATGGATTTTTTCGCAGGCGCTGGCGATCCAAAAGGCGGCCGAGGCTCCTGTTCCGCCCACATAGGCGAGAACTTTCTTTTGTCCACGGGCGGCGAAAATCGCGTCGGCAAGTTCCGAGCAGCCGTTCGCTTCTCCGCCTGGACTGTCAATGTCCAGTACGATGGATTTGACCTTGGGGGACCCCAACATTTGGTGAAAATCTTTTAGAACACTTTCATAGCTTGCAGCTCCGCAGTGAGTGGTCATGAGGTTGGCTCGTTTGAAGAGTGGACCACGGATGGGGATGATTGCCACCCCATCACGAATGGTCGCCTTTTCCACGCCTACAGGCTTTTGACCCTGGACCTTTTCCAGGGCTTGATTTCCAGCATGTTTTTCCACAACAGAAATCATTGATTTCAATGCTTCGTTTGTCATTGACCAGTAGGAATCGAGAAGGTAATTAAGCAGCAAAGACACGTGTAACTCCGCAGTTCACAGGTAGAACATAACACTTGAAGAGATAAAAGGAGAGATCCAGGGTGTTTACCCGTGGAAAACACTGGATGCGTTGACAGATCATATTTTGGTGTTACTATTCGCTTCCACTTCCGTAGTGCTTTCTTGATTGAAAAATTTCCGCTCGTCGTCGATTTCGCGTTTCAGTTTTTCAAAATCCCGACCGTCACGCTCGACGACAGAGCGCCTGGATTCTGTCATGTTCTTTGTGATTTTCACCTCATCGGCCCTGGCATCCTTCAGTGGGTCGATCGAAGACATGGTCGAGCCAATCCATTCGGTGGCCAGGTAGAGACGCCTTTTGAATGGATCGTCAAACCCAGGGGCATTGAGCATGCCTCGCAGCACAGACTCAGTCACAATCCATTCGTAGGCAGGCTGGCAAAATTCCGAGACCAGCCAGGATCGGCGGACCTTGTAGACTTTCCAGGCTTCAAGGATGGCGCCTCGCGCGGCCGAGTAAGACGATTGGAAATGCTGAGTCAGAACTTCAGGAGGCAAACCAAGTCCAATGGAAATCATCTTAACCACAGCTTGAACGAAAGGTTCAAAATTCGCATTCGGCCGCCCAGGCGCCGACGTGTCGACTTTTTCCCCTTTCAAAAGCTCCATCATGAGGCCGCCCTCCGGCCCAAAATTTTTCTGCGTCCGAACTTCGTTGGGTCGCAGCTGAGCCGGCAGGGCTGACATTCGCCGCTGGTCAATCTCGGGGGTTTCTGTGGTAATGAAAGCTGCATAGAATGCATTGAGGACTGAAGCCCTGATCTCCGCATCCGTATAGCGTTCGAGTTGCCGGAACCGATCAACGACAGGCGCCAGGAACGGTTCACCTCGGGATTGCCCCGGCAGCCGGGACGAATGGATCAGAAGAGCCAGCGGGATATCATTGTCGTCGTATCGTGGAACGCGAATCGTTTCAATTTCCGAAGAAAATGGCCCCTTCCTGTTCAGAACATGATAAGCCACCGGCTCCCCATCTGCATCCACTTCAACACCTTCGCGAACATCAGCATCCACGTAGCCCCTGAGCGGCGATTTAAGCCGATCACCTGCAATCAATTGAACTGTGGTCCCAAGAACGGCGCTTTTGCGGGGTTTGAATCGGCGAACTGCGAGGCAATCTCCGTCGATAAGGACAGCCCGCATGATCGTGGCCTGCATCTGCGAGAATGTCTGAACACGACGGAAATCGAATTCCCGAGTACAGGTGTGAAGCTCAAAGATCTTCTCAACCTGCCGCTCAAATTCCCTCGCAGCTTCCTCTGAGATACCGATGAAGCGATGGTCTATTTTCGATTGGGGACGAAGTCCGTCCGAGACGACGTTGGTGACAAAATTCTCAGTGGCTGCGCGGGCCAGGCACTCCGTCTTATCAAGCTGACGCGATTTGTCCCGAAATTCCGCGAGGCTGGTCAGAAGTTCGTCATCCGTAGCCGAACTGATTGCCGGGAAGGATTCCCGTTTCCAAGTTCGTGGCAGCTCAACTGCCGATTCAGGGACGATAAGACCTGCATTGGTGATGATTTCCATAGCCTATACCCCCGAGTCCATAGGGTAAGTGCCGCCACCGTCTCTTCGCTTGATGGCCATCCTCAGCTGGAGCTCTCTTCTATAGAGATCTCTCACACTGGCTCGTGTGATATCCCGCCGGTTTCCATTGACCTCAATCTCGGCTTGCTGGCCATGAGACTCAACATTTTCTATGGCTTTCTGAACCGACTCCAGTTGTTCTTCAAGTGTCTTCAGGTGGTATTCCTTTCTCCATGCAGTCGGCAAGCTGATCCAGATCCGTCCCAAGCCAGTAAAGAGCCGCCATCGCATAGCGGTAGCAATCGAAGGCATGGTCAGCGACGCCTTGAGTTGTTTCGTAGATGGTTCTCCACTCGCCATTGACTGATTTGTGTCGTGACTTTGGAGCTATAAGCTGTGCAAAGAAATGCCGCTTCTCCGGATCGCCCCAGAACCTTTTAGGGAAGTGACAGAATCCTGGGCCAAAAGGGGAATCGATTTTACCTTCTTCATGCATGCGGACCCTGGAAATCGAATCCGACAACTGAGCAAAGACTCGCGCTTTGGTCGCATTGGACCCGACCGGGTACACGCGAACACCAAACTCGTTGTTGAGTGTCTGTCGGCCGATGATTGGGGTGGCATCCCCTGGCTGGCCTTTGATGCAGATAAAATTCCGATGGAATAGCGGCCCTACATAGTCGTGAACTGCCTGGGTATTGTGGCCGCCAGTATCAAAGGTTGCAGCCGACACATCGAGGGTAAAGCCGTTCTCGTTCTGCCAGGTTTTCGACAGTTTTGAGAAAAGTCGATCCCACGTAGCTTTTTGATTCGCATCACCGTTGACCACCCCATAGTCCAAAACCCAATTTTCCTGTCCGCGTCCCCAGCCGCGAATCACATAGTCCAGGTGTGAGGGGTGGACATCTACGCCGGCCGTGACAAGAACAATGCCCTTGGGCAGTTCAGATTCCACGTAATCATCGAGGAGTTTCTCGATGCCGCAGATATCAATCTTGTCCGCGGGGTCTTCCCAAGGTTCCGCAAGAACGTTGTTATGGAAAGCTTTCATCTTCTGAATATCTTTTTGTGCTTCCTGCCAGAGGTTCCAGGCATCGTCCCAGGAGAAGAACTGCGGAGCAGCATAGAGCGCACTCAGAATATATCCTTTGACTCGCCCACCGGATCTATCCTCCGCAGTTGCGATCCACTGGCCGTTGCGGATGAGCCAGACCTTGTCGATATTCCGATGCGGATGATTGCAGCAGGGCGCGTGCCATTCGGTTTCGCCGGTTGCTGACTGATCAGGACCGCGGAATTGTTCCCAGTCAATCAGCACCATTGCCCCACACCCACGGCAAGGGACATGATACTTGTATTTCTGTGTATCCTCGACATCGCGGGAAATGGGGCAAATCCCCTTGATACTGGGGGTGCTGAGGCGGAAAATCTTCCGCTTCTTTTGGAAAGTCGACGTACATCCCAGGGCGATGGTCGACGGATCACCTTCCCCTTGGCAGTCGGTGTCATAGGCAGACTGTTCATCGAGGACAAGCCTTTGCACAGACTGCGACCGCAGTTCTGAGGAAGACTTTGAGGACGCCATGTTGATGAAGCCACCAGGGAACGTCTTTATATCAAGCGTGTCCCGCTCCTTGGTCTTCATATCGCCAATTTTGCCCTGCAAATCCTTGCAGCGACGCAGGATTGGGGCCAACTTTTGCTTCGAGAACTTTTGTTTGGAATCCCGGGTTGGGAACACGATCATCGCTGGTGCGGGCGACACCGCAGCTCCCCAAAGCATCCAGGCCATATAGAGAGTCGTAACGCCGAGCTGCCGACCCTTTCTCCAGCGGATCTCCTCTACGCCGCTGTCATCCTCAAGGTCGCGCAGGATATCGACCATGTACCAGGTATCATCAAAACGGATGGGCCCTGGCCGAGGCGTGTCATCGGGCAGGATCATATTTTTTTCGCAATATTCCTTGATCCCAACCCTAAGCACAGGACGCAGGCCTGCAAAGACCCAGCCCATGCCGTTGCCAAGCGCAGTGTTAACGGGGATTTTCTTAACGGCCTGCATGTTCGATTCCTATGAGATCGCCTGACACTTCCATGACCGGTTTGGAAAGCTGTTCCTGGCGAAGCAGAGAAACGTCAGTTTCTGAGAGGTGCAGGAGTGCCTGATAAATTTCTTCGGAGAGGGCTTTCACAAGTTGGCCGGTGTCGGAATCGGAGAGACCCACAGCCAAAAAATTGAAGCGTAGTTTTTCCGGTATTTCCTGGAGGCGGTCACGCACTATACGCGCAGCCTGGAAAAGTTCCCTTTGCGTGCTGTCCAGATCAATAAGCCGGCCAGCCTCTTTCAGAGCCGCAAGCTGTTCGTTGGCTGCCTGATAGTATTCATAGGCCTGGCGACTTTCCGCGATGGGCGGGAAGTTGGGATTGCTCTGGTTTTGGGGGGATTGCAAAGCCGGATCCCGGACCTGAGCATTATCACGGCTGTTTTCCCATTCCAGGCAGGCCCTGAAAATCTCAAATTTGTTGTTGCGCGTTTCACGGCTTACGATGCTGCTCGAGAGTCTGCCAGACATGACTGCCTGGGAAACGGCGCTCTTCGATACGCCAACGATCTCGGCGAGTTCAGTTTGATTGCAGGTTTTTCTCATCGATACCTTTGATTGCTGTAGTTCAAATCACGTGAAGTGCGGAGTTAAACGTGTCTTTGACTCAAGCAAAAAGGCTGGGGGCAAGAAGCGTAGGAGTTAAGTTAAGGCCATTATTTTCCTATCGAAAAAACGAGGGAAGTTGATCGTCACCCGCCTCTTTCTTCCTTCTGGAAGGACCCAGAGCCCAAACTATCATGATATAGATGAATGACAAAGATTTCGGATGTTTCCCCATAGGATATTTGCCGTGAAAGTATTGGCTTCGAGGGTGAATGGTCTGTCTTATCGGTCTGATTATAGCGGAGGCTGAGCACATGGCCGTTGCGATTACCACCTTGAGCAGCTCTTCGTAAGCTCGCAGATCACTGCGAACGAAATCGCCAACAGCCTTGCTGCGATCGTACGCAAAACTTTATTTATGGTTCGGCGACCGGTCCACCAAGCGTGATGTTTACCGCTGGTTAGTCGAGAGAACTCACTCGTGGGTAAATCAGTTTCGCGGCCTAAAAATCAGGTGGGAGAAGAAGCCCTTGCAACTACAAAGCATTGCTGCACATAAGCTTCGCACTAACTGCACTATGTATTGCCGGAGTTGTCGGATAGTCCTTATATTTACGTGCTGTAATGATTAAAAAATCGTTCGGAATGTGAATACTGTCATCAAATATAGCAGTAACTTCCGCTGCAACATATTGATTTATCAATCGGCCATCTGTGCCACGCATCTTGCAGATCTTTTCTTCAAAGAAAGTTCAATTTTGATTGCTTGAACCTCTGTCTGGAGAAATGTTGCAATGGCAAACACGGTTATCAATGACACTAATAAAACAGTCTACCTGAAGGTTGGAGACGAAGATGCATTTCCTCTGGAACCAGGTAGTATGTTTACTGGCGACATAGACGGGGTCTGGCAGCCGGAGAGACCCAACGAAGTATATAAAATTGGTGATTTCGTAGATGCCACAGTCAGGCCCACTGGTATCGACCCATTCGGCCCGGATGTCATCCTCGAGGCCGGTGGCTATTTTGGTTGGCAAGATCAGAATTTTATTGACACAGCACCTGGATGGAAACCGTTTGTTTCGGAGGCCAAGACTCATCATGCGAAGAAGCAAGCACCTTCCGGAAGCAGTAACGGAAAATTGATCGAAAAGCCAACTCCTGAAGACCGGATGATGATTACCCCTGATCAGGTTGACTTCATCATTACAACTCTGCTCGAAATCAAGGGCCAAAATGCTGCAAACACGTTCTTGATTGAAACCCTGCAGGATAAGCTTGGGGTCAAAAAGTGCCGTAAAGACTGA